TAGAAAGCGTTATAGAAATAAATGGTTTAAAGATAGCTCTACCTCCTACTCCAAAAGAAATTTTTAAAAGATCTAAAAATAAAGAAGATCAATATTGGCAAGTAACCCCACTAAGTAAAGAGTTAAATAGAATAAAATCTATATTTCAATGGCACGAAACTCCCGATACTTTTAAATCTCAATGGGTAGACTATATAGAGGGAGAATTTGATAGAAGAGAGCAGGGATATTGGTTTATGAATAACGGGAGCCCTACATATATAACGGGGACTCATTATATGTATTTACAGTGGACAAAAATTGATGTAGGGAATCCTGACTTTAGAGAAGCTAATAGGATCTTTTATATATTCTGGGAAGCCTGTAAAGCCGATAAGAGAAGTTTTGGTATGTGCTATTTAAAAATAAGACGTTCAGGATTTTCATTTATGAGTTCATGTGAGGGTGTTAATCAAGCCACTATTACTAAGGACTCAAGAATAGGAATACTATCTAAAAGTGGTTCTGATGCTAAAAAAATGTTTACCGACAAAGTAGTTCCTATATCTAATAATTACCCTTTCTTTTTTAAGCCTATACAGGATGGTATGGATAAACCTAAAACAGAATTAGCATATAGAGTTCCTGCTTCTAAAATTACAAAAAAGAATATGTATCATTTGGCTGACGATGAACTCGAAGGATTAGATACTACTATTGACTGGAAAAACACTGGTGATAACAGTTATGATGGTGAAAAATTACAATTATTACTTCATGATGAGAGTGGTAAATGGGAAAGGCCTGATAATATTTTAAACAACTGGAGGGTAACTAAAACTTGTTTGAGATTAGGTAGTAAGGTTATTGGTAAATGTATGATGGGATCTACTTCTAATGCGTTAGATAAAGGGGGTAGAAATTTTAAAGATCTTTATGAAGACTCTTTTCCCTCTAAGAGAAATGCAAATGGTCAAACAAAAAGCGGATTGTATTGTTTATTCGTTCCTATGGAATGGAATTTTGAAGGATATATTGACAGACATGGAATGCCTGTATTTAAAACACCTATCAAACCCATAATAGGTATAGACGGAGAAGATATTAATATAGGAGCAATAGATTATTGGGAAAACGAGGTGGCTTCTTTAACTCAAGATCCTGATGCTTTAAATGAGTTTTACAGACAATTTCCCAGAACAGAATCTCATGCGTTTAGAGACGAAAGCAAACAGTCTTTATTTAATTTGACAAAAATATATCAGCAAGTAGATTATAATGATTCTTTAATTATAGAGCAGCACACTACACAAGGATCTTTTCAGTGGAAGGATGGAATTAAAGATACTGAAGTAATATGGTCGCCTAATAAAAACGGAAGATTTTTAGTAACATGGACTCCAGGTAAAGGATTGATGAATAAGGTTATAACAACCAGAGGTATAAAAAAACCAGGGAATGAGCATTTAGGTTCTTTCGGCTGTGATTCTTATGATATATCTGGTGTGGTTGTAGGTAAAGGATCTAATGGGGCTCTACATGGACTTACTAAATTTAATATGGATAGTGCACCAAGTAATGAGTTTTTTTTAGAATATATAGCTCGACCACAAACTGCTGAAATATTTTTTGAAGAAGTATTGATGGCTTGTGTATTTTACGGAATGCCTATACTTTGTGAAAATAATAAACCTCGTTTATTGTATCACTTTAAAAACAGAGGATATAGAGGGTATTGTTTAAATCGTCCTGACAAAACATATAACAGATTATCTAAAACAGAAAAAGAATTAGGCGGAATACCCAACACTTCTGAAGACGTAAAACAATCTCATGCTTCAGCAATAGAATCATATATTGAAAAACATGTAGGTATTGATTTATTGGGGGATTACAGGGATCAAGATGATATGGGCAGGATGTATTTTCAAAGAACTTTAGAAGACTGGGCTAAGTTTGATATCAGTAATAGAACTAAGTTTGATGCAGCTATTAGTTCAGGATTAGCTATTATGGCCAACCAAAAACACTTATACACCCCATCTAAAGAAAAATCAAAAATAAGTATTAACTTTGCAAGATATAATAATAAGAATACACTAAGTAAAATAATTACATGAAAGCAGTCACTATAAATATACAATCAGCTGCCTTCCCAGATCAATTTGTGTCCGATGCAGATAAAAAGAAAAAAACTTTTGGACTACAGGTAGGTCAAGCAATACAATATGAGTGGTTTAGAAAGGATGGCATGAATTGTAGATTCTACAATCAGTGGGCAGATTTTAACCGATTAAGGCTGTATGCAAGAGGAGAGCAATCAGTTGCAAAATATAAAAACGAATTAGCGGTAGACGGAGATTTATCTTACCTTAACTTAGACTGGTCCCCTATTCCTATTATACCTAAGTTTGTTGATATAGTAGTAAACGGAATGGCTGATAGATTATTCAAAGTGAACTGTCAGGCTCAAGACGCTATGTCTGCAGAAAAGAGAAGTGAATTTCAAAAAATGATTTCGGTAAATGTAGCTGCTCAAGATTTATTTCATCAAGTTGAAAAAGATTTTAAAATGAATGTTTTTCAAGTAGATCCTAAAACGCTTCCTCAAAGCGATTCCGAAATGGAGTTGTATATGCAGTTAAATTATAAGCCAGGAATAGAGATAGCTAATGAAATAGCTATTAATACAATGCTTGAAGAAAATCACTATATTGATATTAGAAAAAGAGTAGATTATGATTTAACAACTATAGGTATAGGTATTAGTAAGCACATGTTTCAAAAAGGAGATGGAATTAAAGTTGAGTATGTTGATCCTGCAAATGTAGTTTATAGTTATACTGAAGATCCTTACTTTAAAGATTGTTTTTATTGGGGAGAACTTAAAACTGTTCCTATCACAGAAGTATTAAAGATTAATCCAGATCTAACAACAGAAGATTTAGAAGAGATATCTAAATATAGTCAAGCGTGGTATGACTACTATAATACTGCCGCTATTTATGAGAACAGTATGTTTGCAAGAGACACCTGTACGTTATTATTTTTTAATTATAAAACAACTAATAGTTTTGTTTATAAGAAAAAACAAACTGCAGAAGGAACTTTTAAAACAGTAGAGAAAGATGATCAATTTAACCCTCCTGAAGAAATGATGGAAGAAGGTAATTTTGAAAGGGTAGAAAAAAGAATTGATGTATGGTATGACGGGGTTATGGTAATGGGAAGTAATATGTTGCTTAAGTGGGAAATGATGGAGAATATGGTTCGTCCTAATTCTGCTAATCAACATGCTATGGCTAATTATGTAGCATGTGCTCCAAGAATGTATAAAGGAATTTTAGACTCTTTAGTAAAAAGAATGATTCCTTTTGCAGATTTAATTCAAATAAGTCATTTAAAATTACAACAAGTTGTTTCTAAAGTGGTTCCTGATGGTGTTTTTATTGATGCTGACGGTTTAAGTGAAGTGGATTTAGGAACGGGGAATGCTTATGATCCTTCAGATGCTTTACGATTATACTTTCAAACAGGTAGTGTGGTAGGTAGAAGTTACACTCAAGATGGAGAATATAATAATGCAAAAGTTCCAATTACTCAGCTAACATCTAATAGTGGTAGCAGTAAGATGCAAATGCTTATAGGTAATTATAACCACTACTTAGGAATGATAAGACAAGTAACTGGATTAAATGAAGCCAGAGATGCCTCTACTCCTGACCCTAACTCTTTAGTGGGCGTTCAGAAATTAGCAGCGTTAAATTCTAATGTAGCTACGAGGCATATTCTTAATTCAAGTTTATATATAACCAGAACTTTAGCTGAAGCTCTTTCAATAAGGACTGCAGATGTTTTAGAATATGCTGACTTTAAAGATGAGTTTGCTATGCAAATCGGTAAATATAATTTAGGAATTATAGAAGAAATTAGAAATTTATATTTATATGACTTTGGTGTATTTATTGAAATGAGTCCTGATGAAGAAGAAAAACAACAGTTAGAGGCTAACATTCAAGTGGCATTAAAAATGGGAGGAATTGACTTAGAGGATGCTATTGATATTAGAACTATTAATAATTTAAAAATGGCCAATCAATTATTAAAAGTCAAACGTAAACAAAGTGCTGCTGAAAAGAAAGAAGCAGAAATGCAAAAGCAGGCTATGCAAGGACAGCAACAACAAGCTCTTCAGAAACAAGCGGCTCAAGCTAAAATGCAACAAAGTCAACAAGAGATGCAGGCAAAGATTCAAATTAAACAAGCGGAAATTGCTTTTGAAATTGAAAAGCAAACTAATGAGGCTGAATTAAAAAGAAGATTAATGGATGTTGAATTTAACTACAACATGAAATTACGAGGCTTGGACCAACAACAAGTAGACATGCGAGAAAAAAGTAGAGAAGAAGGTAAATCTGAGAGAATAGCTGAGGGTAATACTCAACAATCTAAAATGATTGAACAAAGAAAAAACAATTTACCAGCTATGAATTTTGAGTCTAATGAAGATAGTTTAGATGGATTTGATTTAGCAGAATTTAATCCCAGATAGTGCTTGAAAAAATAATTAAATAAATATTAACTTTGCATAAATTAAATTAAATAAAATGGAAGACCAAAAATTTGTAGTAAAAGAAGTAACAGGTATTGAACAAAAATCAACTCAAGAAATAGAAAAAGCATTACTTGAGAAACATGAGGAAAAGTTTTCAGATTCAAAAGAGGAAACTATAGTTCCAGCTGTTGAAGAAAAAATAGAAGATTCATCCTCTGAAGAATCTAAATCAGATGGGTTAAATGATGAAAGTATTATTTCTTATATAAAAGAAAGATATGATAAAGATATATCTTCAGTAGATGAGTTGTTTTCTACAACAAAAACTAATGAAGAATTACCTGAAGATGTTTCGGCATACTTTGAGTATAAAAAAGAAACTGGACGTGGAATTAATGATTTTGTAAAATTACAGCAAAATTATGATGATATGGACAGCGATAAGGTGTTGTCTCAATATTATTCTCAAACTGAAGAAGGTTTAGATAGTGAGGATATTAAAGACTTAATGCAAGACAAGTTTGGTTACGATGAAGATTTAGACGAGCCAAACGATATTAAGAAAATTGAGAGAGCAAAAAAGAAAGAACTTGTAAAGGCTAAAAGGTTTTTCAATGAACAAAAAGATAAATACAACACTCCTCTTGAGTCAAGTGGGGGTGGATTATCTGACGAGGACAAAGAAAAATTTAGTAGTTATAAAAGTTATATAGAGGAGTCTACCAATGCTCAAGATGCACAAAAGAAAAGGTACGATTATTTTTTAGATAAGACCGATCAGGTCTTTAACGATGAATTCAAAGGTTTTGAGTTCGCTGTCGGAGAAAATAATTTTACATTTAAACCTGGTGATGCTAATGAACTAAAGAGCAAACAATCAGATGTTAACACTTTCGTAAATAAATTTATGGATAAGGAGACGGGTTTGATGAATGATGCTCAAGGATATCATAGGGCAATGTCAGTAGCTATGAATATTGATAAATTTGCTGAATTTTTCTACAATCAAGGAGTAACTCAGACTGTAGATAGTGTAAGTAAAAAATCTAAAAATATTAACATGGAAATGAGGAAAACCCCAGTTTCATTAAATAGAGATGGATTACAAATCAAAGCTATAGGTGATACAAGTAGCGGTAGAGGACTCAAAATTAAAAGTATTAAAAAATTATAAACTAAAAAACAAAAAAAATGCCAGTAAATGCAGCCCCAGGGTTTGATCTTCAGCCAAGTGCGGAGAGAGTAGCCCTACCAAGTAATTACATTACCAACTTTGATTTCTTAAATCAGTATCTTCCAGATACATACGAGAAAGAATTTGAAAGATATGGTAATAGAACAGTAGCTTCATTCTTAAGAATGGTAGGCGCTGAAATGCCTTCTAACTCAGACATGATCAAATGGGCTGAACAAGGAAGGTTACATACTAAATACACTGATGTAACATTAGCAGTAACAGGTGCTACTGTAGGTGTATTAACAGTTCCTTTAGGATCGATAGTTCCAGCAGGATCTAACATTGCAGTAAGAATAGGTCAAACTATTTTTATATCTGATAATACTCCAGGATCTATATTGCAAAATAAAGCAGTTGTAACAGGCGTAACAGCTAACACAATTACTGTAGCATTCTACGAAGCTTTATCAGTAGTTCCAGCAACTCCATCAACATTAACTATAATGATTTATGGTTCGGAATTTGCTAAGGGAACTCCAGGAATGGTAGACTCATTAGAGGCTAACGATGTATTCTTTGACAACAAACCAATTATCATTAAAGATACTTACGAAGTAAGTGGTTCTGAAATGGCACAAATTGGATGGGTTGAAATTTCTACTGAAAATGGTGGATCAGGATACTTATGGTACATGAAGTCTGAGCACGAAACAAGATTAAGATTTGAGGACTACCTTGAAACTGCAATGATTGAAGCTGTTCCAGCTGCAACAGGTTCTGGTGCAGAGGCTGCTCTTTCAACTGCTGCTCCTGCAGCTGGTGTAATTAACGCTGGTTCTGAAGGTGTATTCTTTGTAGTAGGAAGTAGAGGAAATGTTTGGGGTGGTGGTAACCCAACTACTTTAGCTGGTTTCGATACAGTTATTCAAAGACTTGACAGACAAGGAGCTATTGAAGAAAATGTTATTTTCTGTAATAGACAATTCTCATTTGATATTGACGATATGTTAGCTGCTCAAAACTCTTACGGAGCGGGTGGTACTTCATACGGATTATTTGATAATGACGAAGACATGGCTTTAAATTTAGGTTTTACAGGATTCCGTAGAGGATATGACTTTTACAAGTCTGACTGGAAATACTTAAACGATGCTACAATGAGAGGTGATATTGTAGGTGGAAACATCAACGGACTTTTAGTTCCTGCTGGTTCTACTTCTGTATATGACCAAGTGTTAGGAAAGAACGCTAAGCGTCCATTCTTACATGTTCGTTATAGAGCTTCTGAAACTGAAGATAGACGTTACAAAACTTGGATTACTGGTTCTGCTGGTGGTGCAAGAACATCTTCTTTAGATGCTATGCAAGTTAACTTCTTGAGTGAAAGAGCTTGTTGTACTTTAGGTGCAAACAACTTCTTCTTATTCCAAGACTAAGTAACACTAATTTAGGGGGGGGACTAACCTCCTCCCCTTTTTTTTAACTTTAATTAAATTATATAAAATGAAAACAAAAAAAATACTGGTAGCTAAGAGCTACAAATTAACAAACAACAAAACTCCTTTAGCATATATGCTTTCTTCTCACCATTCTAAAAGAACTAATCTTTTACATTTTGATGAAGATACAGGGGTTAATAGACCACTTCGTTATGCAAAAAACCAAAGATCTCCTTTTGAGGATGAGCAAGATGGTAACGCAATAATGGAGCCTATTGTATTTGAGGATGGAATGCTTCATGTACAAAAAACAAACCAAGTACTTCAACACTTCCTTTCTTTACATCCTGGTAATGGAAATTTATTTGAGGAAATAAATGAAGCAAAAGACGCTGCTGAAATGATGGAAATGGAGAATATAATTTTAGACTCTCAACTTTTAGCTCGTGATTTATCTATAGATAAAATGGCTACTGTAGGTAGAGTTCTTATGGGGTCTCAGGTGGATAGTATGAGTACAGCTGAATTAAAAAGAGATATATTAGTTTTCTCAAGAAATTATCCTATTGAATTTATGGATGTTTTAAATGATCCAACTTTACAAGTAAAAGATGATGTAGTTGTTTTCTTTCAAAAAGGGATACTTACTTTAAGAAATAAACAAAGAGATGTGTACTTTAATTTGCCTCAAAATAAAAAGAAACTATTAACTGTTCCTTTCGGAGAAGATCATAATGATATAGTTGCTTCTTACATGCAAAGAGATGAAGGAATAGAAACTTATAAGCTTTTAAAGAAAAGTTTATAAAATAATATAAGCACAATAAAAGAGCACCTTAATAGGGTGCTTTTTTTTTATGTATATTTGCACTTTATTAACCCATTAAAACCTTTTTATAAAATGGTAAAATTTCTTAAAATTACGAATGCTCCTATCACTGGTCAGTTGATCAGCCTTGATGGAGTTAAAGCACTTGCTACAGCAACTGCTACAGCAACAACAGTTACAATCAAATATGTTGATGGTACAACTACTACAGTAACAACTGCAGCACAAGTTGCTCATGATGTTTACACAGCTATCTTAGATGCACAGGAAACAGCTTTAGCTACTTCTTGGCAAAAATCTTATTTCGAGATGAATCTACCGAAAGCTGTAACGAGTATTGTAAATGCTTAATTAGCTTAAGCATATTAGTAAGTAAAGAGAGGTCTACAAAAAAAGTAGGCCTCTTTTTTTTTTACTATCTTTGTGAAAACATTTAAAGTTTATGGCGGCATCAATAAATGAGGTACGGAATACTGTATTAGCAATAGCTAATAAAAATAACTACGGATATATATCTCCGCAAGATTTTAATCTTTATGCTAAGCAAGCTCAGATGGATATGTTTGAAGATTATTTCTATCAGTATAATAATTGGATAACTAAAGAAAATCAAAGAGTTTCAGGCACAGGATATGCTAATATTGTAAAGGGTATAGTAGAGGTTATAGATAGTTTTTCAGCTTCAGTATTTTTAGGGCAAACTAACGCTAACACTTTTGCATTGCCAAACGATTATTATTTAATAAATAAATTATTTTATTATTCTAAACCTTTATTTACGGGTACAAACACAGCTATAACAGTAGGGCAGCTTGACGATGCTGCAGCAGTAGGATGGACAACTATACCTGTCTCAGCTCCAACACCTCCTATTGGGAGTTTGGTAGTTAATACAACAACTTTAACACAAGCTTTTGTTACTGGAGTTGTAAATGCAAATGCTTTATCATTAAGTGATGATATATTTTTAGCGGTAGGAAATAGTTATGTTATATATTCAAATACAGATATTAAAGAAGTAGAAAGAGTAAATCAAAATAAAATATTTTTACTAACAAGTTCTATGCTAACAGCTCCATCAAAAACTTTTCCTGCTTATGTATTAGGTGGGGCGAGTTCTAATACCGCTATTGGAACTTTAGGAAATACAGTTACAATTTATCCTACAACTATACTTAATGCAGGAGATATACAGGCTCAATACATTAGATACCCAGTTGATCCTCAGTGGACCTGGCAATTTTTAGTAGGAGGAGAACCTCAATTTAATCCAGGTGCTGCAGATTTTCAAGAGTTTGAGTTACCAGATTCTGATGAGCCAAGTTTAATTGCTAAAATTTGTCAATACGTAGGTATTGAAATTAGAGAAGATATGGTGTATAAATTTGGAGGAACTGAAGAAACTTTAGATAACCAAGAAACAGCTTAATTATGGCATATATTACAGATTATCAATATTACGAAAACGGTATAGTACCTCCAGGGTCGAGTCCTGAATCTGAAGCAAATTGGGGATCATACCAATATATTACTTTAGAAAATATAGTTAATAATTTTATGTTAATGTATCAAGGTAACCATGAGATTATTAACAACATAAATAGATATCAAGTTTTATTTCACGCAAAAAGAGGAGTTCAAGAATTGAATTATGATGCGATGAAAGAAGTAAAAATATTAGAATTAGAGGTTTGTGAAGAATTAAGATTTGTTCTTCCTCCCGATTATGTAAATTGGGTAAGAGTTTCTTTAATGGAAGGGGGAATGCTTTTCCCTATGACTGAAAATATTCAGACTAATTGGAGTGGAGCTTATTTGCAGGATAATGACTGTCGTATTTTATTTGATATAGACGGAAATGTATTGAAACCAGCTGATTCTTTCTTTGATATAAAAAGATTAAACGGAAGTCAAAAAAATATGTACATGGGTACAGGACCTTATAATGGTTCGTTGGGTTATAATATAGATGGCACTTGGTACTTTGATTATGCAGTTGGCGGTAGATTTGGGATGAATACAGAAACCGCAAATGCAAACCCTACTTTTAGTATAAATAAAAAAGCGGGTGTAATTAATTTTAATTCAGGAATGATGGGTAAATTTGTAGTTTTAGAATACGTATCGGATGGATTAGAAAAAGGAGATGATTCTTCAGTTAGTGTTAATAAATTATTTGAAGAATTTATATATGCGTACATAAGATACTCTATTGTAAATAGTAAATTTGGAGTTCAAGAATATGTGGTTAATAGAGCAAGAAAAGATAAATCTTCTTTATTAAGAAACGCTAAATTAAGATTAAGTAATATACACCCTGGAAGGCTTTTACAAAACTTAAGAGGTCAGAATAAATGGATAAAGTAGAATGGCAGATATTAGATCAAATTTTATAGCAGGTAAAATGAATAAAAGCGTTGATGAACGCTTAGTTCCACGTGGAGAATATGTAGATGCATTAAATGTTAGATTAGGTTCTACTGAGTCTACTGAAGTAGGTGCTGTAGAAAATTCAAAAGGTAATACTCAATTAACTTTTTTAGCTTACGACAGTAATCCTTTAACCCCTGCATCTACTTCTTGCATAGGAGTTTATGAAGACGGAATGGAAGAAACTCTATATTGGTTTGTTCATGACTCTGCTAACGCTGCATCTCCTACAGGTAAGTGTGATATGATAGTTTCATTTAACACTAATAGTAATGTAGTTACTTATCATGTGGTTTCAGTGTGGGACGGGCAGCCTGGTAATGTTAACACAACTTTAAATTTTGATCCTAAATTCTTAGTCACTGGAGTAAGTAAAATTGAAAATCAATTATTTTTTACGGACGATAAAAACCCTCCAAGATATATAAATGTAAAAAGAAATTATGATGATCCAGCAGCTACAAATGTTCCTGCAGGTTCTGACGGTATACGTGAAGAAGATATAGGTGTGATAGTAAAACCTCCAGGGTTTGAGAGCTCTACTCTTACATACACTCCTTTACCTGTTCCTGAAGTAACATTAGAAGATTTTCCAGGTGATGAAAATTATATGGAAACAAGATTTTTATGTTTTGCTTATAGATATAGATATCAAGATGGCGGGTATAGTGCTACGTCTTTATTTAGTATGCCAGCTTTTCAGCCTGGATCTTTTAGATTTAATTTAGATACCTATAACAATGCAGGTATGTTAAATCGCTTTAATGGTGCTACTATTGGTTTCTCTACAGGATCTAAAAGAGTTATTCAAGTAGACTTGCTTTATAAAGAAAGTGGTAATAATGTTATTTATGTAATAGAAAGATATAATAAAAAAGATTTAGGGTGGGCTGATGAAATACAACAAAGTTTAACTTTTAGTAATAGTAAAATATTTACAACCTTAGGTTCAGATGAATTATTAAGACAATATGATAATGTACCCAGAATTGCTAAAGCTCAAACCATTCAAGGTAACAGATTAATATATGGGAATTATGTAGACGGTTACGATGTTGTTAATGAAAACGGGCAAAAAATACCTATAAATTATACTACTAAACATATAGTAGAAGAAATAGGGGGTGTAGGGTTAGATGCTCCAATAGCAAGTAATGGTGTTAATTATACAATAGGACAGGCAGCCGCAGGTGGTCCCGCTTCTGTTGCTGTTACTGATTCACAAATGACTTTTGATTTATCAGCATTAACATTGCCAATCATCGCAGGATTAACATTGACTTTTGATCTAAATATGCAGTCTGCTCCCTCCGCTCAAGTTAGTGGTGGTAATCCACAGGCTATTGGTCCTGATTCAAAACCTGCTTTTCAACAGCCAAGTCCTTTTAGTATAAGCTGGACTTTTACCTGTCCAATACCTTATGCTTCTGTAAGTGATCTGGTTAACTCTGTTGAGTTTCAGACACCTATAGGTAGTACAGCTATAGGCAACTTTCAACCGTTACTTCCTAATGACCTTTCAGGTCAAGGGGGTACGGTAACTGATAAGTTTAATAATTATGTTAATCCTCCAGCAGGATCTGCTATGGAGATTATAAATAGTTCTATAACCACAGCGTGTTCTACAGCGGGTCCAGCGTCAACTGCAGTGTGTACTCAACAAGGTTTTAATTACACAGCTACACCAACTGGTTTTACTCTTCAGTGTCCTGCGGTAAGGTTTTATTCTGAAGACGCTCCTGTTGCTGGAGATGTTAGTCAGCAGTTTGAGTTTTTTAGTTTTATAGATTTTAGTAGTACTACTGGATATCTTTTAACTGCTGATACTTATAGTTTGCATAGTAATAGAGATTATGAAACAGGTATTGTTTACATGGATGATTATGGTAGAGCCTCTACAGTATTGGTTGCTAATGATAACACTATTTATGTACCTCCAATTCACTCAAGAGATAAAAATACATGTAAGGTAACATTATTTAATTTACCTCCTTACTGGGCTTCTAAATATAAATTTGTAATGAAGCCAAGTGAAGGTACTTATTTTACTGTTTTTTCAAGTTTATACTATGCGGACTGTCAAGATGCTTCTGTCTTTTGGTTTAAGTTAGAAGGAGATAATACTAATATTGTTACTCAAGGAATGAATCTTGTCGTTAAGGCAGATACTATAGGCCCTTTAAACACCAATGTAGTTTGTAAAGTTTTAGAAATAAGAGCGTTTAGTAGTGATTCATCTGACTTCGCTCCTTGTAGTGGTTCATCTGCATTAAATCCAGCGGGATTATATATGTGTATAAAGCCAGGGGGTTTTAGCACTGAGCTTGCAGATGATGCTACTATTGCGATTGGAAATAGAACAGGTAAATCTTCAAGTACAAGTTGTACTCTTTCACTTAACTATTCTTTAAACTTCCCTTCAGGATCAGTTCTTGCAGGACAGCCTTATGATTTACCAGCAGGATCAAGTATTAGAGTCAAAATTAATAACTGGAGGGGAAGCAAAGGTAGTAATTGTACATCAAAGCATTATAAGTTTGATGAAGACTTTAAAGCCACTCAAGATTACCCTGATTTTCTATTATGGTGGTATGGAGATGGGGCTGATTTTACAACTGGAAGTAGTAATGGTGTGGGCTGTCAACAATATAAAAACTCAGGGGTTCCTTTTACTAATGCAAATGGAACTCCTACAGTTCCATCAAGTCATTGTTTTACAACACAGTTATTTGTTTATACTTCAGGTCCTGGCTTACAGTTTAGAAATAGATGTGGTATTCCAAGATGTTCAAGTTTTTGGGGAGATCAAAGACCAGGGAATGTTGGTACTTTAATAGAAGTTTTAAGAGGAGGGCAATTAATTATATGGGAAACGGAGCCAGCGGAAGTAGATCCTAATTTATTTTTTGATGCTTCACGAATGATGGATATATACGTAGACCCTGCAGATGGATTAAGATACCATCAGGCTCCAGGAGGTCCAGACGATAAAGACCAAGATGCGAGTACTAATTTAGAAGTAACATTGCCTTTTGCAAATTGTTATACATTTGGAAACGGGGTAGAAAGTTTTAGAATTACAGACTCTCCAGGTACTAAGTCTTTTAATATGGGACAAAGAGTATTGGCTGTTTCTAATCAAGATTTTAAAGAAGCAAATAGATTTGCAGGTATGACTTATAGTGGGGTGTATAGTGGAGCTGCTAACTCTAATAATCTTAATGAATTTAATTTAGGATTAGTAAACTATAAAGATTGCGAGACTTCTTTTGGTCCTATACAGCTTATGTACTCCAGAGAAACAGACATTCTTACCTTGCAAGAAGACAGGATATCTTATGTATTAGCAAAGAAGAATGTTATATCTGATTCTACAGGAGGTGGAGCAATAGCTTCTGTGCCTCAAGTTTTAGGAACTCAGATAGCAAGAATAGAGGAGTATGGTATTAGCTTTAATCCAGAAAGTTTTGCAGCTTGGGGTTCTGATATGTTTTTTACAGACACTAAAAGAGGGGCTGTTGTAAACTTAAGGGGGACAGCATCTAATACTGATCAAATACAAATAATATCTCAATATGGAATGAGGTCTTGGTTTAGAGATCGATTTTCAGAACAACTTATAACACAAAAATTAGGAGGTTTTGACCCTTATATGAATGAATATGTTTTAAGTACTAATTTAAAAACTGTTCCATTCCCAGAAGTAGGAACTCCTTGTGGAACAACATTATCACAAAACAATGCAATTAATGTATTAAATTATACGGTAAATGTAGGAGATGCTGTAGGAAGTATAAATATACCTTACACTATAAGTTCAGGTTCAATAACTGTAGACGCTACTTGGAATGGAGTATTAGTTACTTCAGGAGTTGTATCAGCGAGTGGGTCTATAACTGTTAATAAAACTTCAAATACTCCAAATGATATTGAGATGGTAATTACTCCAGTAACAGCAAATGGAGCTTCGGCTACTTATGAAATTGTTGTAGACTGCCCTCCAACAACAGCATTAACATTAATTAGGATTGTATTAAGTTCTCCAAGTACAGATGGACAGTTTATTCATTATGATTATAACTGGACAGATGGAGGTACTATTTCGCCATCAGTAAATGATTTAGCTTCTTTAGGATTAATAACTCCTACTGAATATATATCTCAAACTGGAAACAGATCTATAGGGGTGTTCCCTTATATAGGTGCTGATATTACAATGAGAGCTTTAAAGCAAGGGTTTGATGATTTTGTTTTTGATAGTTCTCAAGATAAGTTTAGATATTTATCCAGCACTGTATTGTATGCAAATACTAATACTGATATGCAATTATTATTAGCTGATGTAAACTTAATAAACATAACTCCTATATCAGGAGCTGCAGGATCGGAGCAAGCTACTATTACTACAACTTCAGCAAACTTCCCATTAACTAATCAATATTTATATTTAGTTTGGGATTTAAGAGAGACTACGCAAAGTACATTATGCTTCTCTCCTATAGCGAGTGGTAGTGCTGCTGACGCTTGTTGTGGATGTACTCCTTCGTGTGGAATAACATACTTCGGGCCTGTGCAATCAACACAAGCTTTTGCTTGCCAAACAAACACTAACACTGCTGGTAATCAGCAAGGTTCTTTTAACGGAACAGGATCTATTCCTCAAATTGGTGAGATTTGTTTTGCAAACTTAACTTGTGATCCAGCATCATTTATACAATCAGGATTCTATGTTGTAGATCCAGCTCAACCTTCTGGAGCTTCTCCTAAAAATTGGATTCAAATAGGGGCAAACGGAGCAGTAATAGCAGCAGGATCATGTTAAAAAATTAAATTATATGGCAACTTTAGGAAATTATTATTATGACGGAACCAGCTTTGCTTTAGCAACAGGCTTGTTTACAAATTCATCGTTAACTACTGTAGCTCCTGACGGATGGTATAGTCAAGGAGGTATTTATAGAAAAATGACAACAGGGGTATTGGGAGCTACTAATACGTGTACTTCTTGTATAACTTCTTGTGGGTCAACACCAGTGTCTCAAACTATATTTGCTAAAAATCTTCTTACAGTAGATGTAGGGGCAAGTGTAGGTGCGGTAATAGTAGAGTTTACAGTTGGATTAGGTAATAATGCAAGGGCAACTTGGACTCATAATGGAATTACAGCAAGCGAGTATTCTTCTCCTAACACTCCACTTGGAGGTTATCTGCAGGGGTTAATTGGTGATGAGAGTTGTTGTGGGGTTGATAACGCTTCAGGAAGCAGTGGTGTTAGTTACACAGGTGCAGAGCAGTCTTTTAGTGCAGGTACTTGGATTCCTAATGGAAATATAAGTTCATGGGGGCCATATTTAGATCAGACTTTAGGGGGTGTAGATTTAGAAACTACTGGTATTGGATGGGGAACAACTATAATGGTAGTTCCTAAAACTTCTGCAGTTTTGAATACTATAGATTTTGTAATAGACTCGCCTAATGCGGGAACTTTTACTTGGTCTATGAAAGTTTTATGTCCTGCATCTTTACCTTCATTTCAAGGAACTCTTGCTTCTCAAGTAGATTGTCCAACAGCATGTTTAATAATAACTACTCCAGATCTTTTTTATCATGCACCTGTATCAGGAACCCCTGCCTTACCAGCAGTAAATGATTGGGTTTTTAGTGATGATAGTGGAGCTACAGCTATAGCTGATGGTTACTATAGTGTATTTTTTGGAGGAGTATTTTCTTGCATGGAAACTGCAAATGGAGTAATAATTAATATAACACCTTGTTAATATGCCTTTAGGACCAGCAACATTATCTTACAGTGAAAGCGTAAAAGGATGGCCTTCATTTTATTCTTTTCAACCTGACTTTATGGTAGGAATGAATAGTTTCTTTTACACCTTTGATGGAGGTAATTTATATAGACACAATACCAATGAGGTAAGAAACAATTATTACAACACTCAGTTTAGTTCTACAATAACATCAGTTTTTAATACTGAGCCTCAGACTATTAAGTTATTTAAAACCATGTCTTATGAAAGTGATGACAGGTGGAGGTGTACTGAATTATTTACAGAACTCGGAACGGGTTCTATGTTAGCTACAGAGTTTGTTCAAAAAGAAAGAGAATGGTTTACTTTTTTAAGAGAAAATCAAAATACTATAAATTGGTCTGCTCGATCTACTAATGGTATAGGAACTCTTCCTTTGGCAGGTGGTGTGGGTGGAGCTTCTCCAGCTGTTACCCTTACTTTTACTTTTGATATAGGTAGTATTATTTCTATTGGTGATTTTGTTTATGCAGCAGCACCAGGTATTTTTCCAGCTCCAGCAGGGCCAGAAGTTTATGCGGGTCAAGTTGTAGCGATAGACAGAGATATTAATGAAATAACTATTAATGATACTGCTGTGGCTGTTGATGGGGTAACTACAGGAACAATCCCTGCAAATGGTGACTTTATTATGTTTATGAAAAATGCTGTAGCAGAGTCACATGGTGCTCGTGGTTACTTCATGCAATATACGCTTCTAAACACTAATACTGATGCAGTTGAATTATTTTCTGTAGGTAGTAGTGTAATGAAAAGTTTTCCATAGAATTTACTATCTTTGCGATAATGAAATTAAATATATTACCATTAACAGCAAAGGATTACGATAACATTCTATGTGATTGGTGGAGAGACTGGAGATGGACCCCGCCTTCTAAAGATTTTTTACCAGATAACGGTAAAGGTGGTTTTATTGTTTATGAAGAAGATACACCTATATGTGCTGGTTTTATGTACTTAACTAATTCAAAAGCAGCATGGTGTGATTGGATAATATCTAATAGACATTATAAAGATAGGCAAAACAGAAGAAACGCTTTAGAACTTTTAATTAAAACAATTAGTTTGGAAGCAGAGAAAAAAGGAAACAAATATGTTTATGCATTAATAAAAAATAAACCGTTGATAGAAGTTTATAAAAACAATAATTTTGAGGAAGGCAGTACGTATACTCATGAAATGATTAAAAAAATATAATATGGCAGCAGTAACAACAGCAGTAGTAGGTATAGCCTCAGCAGCAGCAAGCACTGCAATGAGTTTTTCAGCAGCAGCAAAAGCTAAAAGAGAAGGAGAAGCGGCAGCAGCTGAAGCAAAACAAGCAATGGAAGACGCAAAGAAAAAAGCAGAAACGGATTTTTATGAGGGGCTTAGTGTTCCTTTAGATGCTTATGATGCTGAGTTTGAAAATAATTTAGCTGTTGCTCAACAAAGTACAGAAGCTTTGCAAGAAGGTGATTCAAGAGCTTTAGCAGCTGGTGTTGGTAGGGTTGGTGCACAAGCTGGTGCTCAGGCTCAAGAAACACGTATTGCAATGGGAGAACAAATATCTGATCTTCAAGCTACTAAAGCACAGTCTAAAGATGCAGTAAACCAACAACTTTTACAGATGGATGTAGCTAATGCTAAAGAGCAAAAACAAATTGCACGTGAATCAGAAGCTGCAAGAAGTGCTGCTATTAGTCAAGGTATACAGGGTATTGGTAGTACTCTAACTGCAGTTGCTGGAGCAGCCCCATTATTTCCAGGAGGAGGTGCTGCACCGCCACCAGGAGGAGGAGGAATTAATGCGGGTTATACCCCTGCCCCACTTACTTATGGAGATACTCCAAGTTTAGGGGGTGGAACAACTTCAATATTTGGCCCAAGCACCTCTCCATTTAACCCCTAAAATTATGATTAAACACAAAAAAATATAAAAATGGCGGTAGATCCAACTAAAGCAAAACGAGATATAAATTTTGATACGTTTGCTCCTGAAAAAGAAGGAAGTAGAATAAATTGGTTTGAGCAGGCTAATGTAATTAGCGATGCTGTTACTAACGCTGCTAATAAGCGTCAAAAACGTAAAGATGATATTAATGAAGATACAAAGACAAATTTAGATGCGTTAAATGAGTTAGAGTCTTTAGATAACAAAACATTAATGGATATGACTATTGACGGATCTAACGATGCCGCTAATGTTATATATCAAGCTGAACAAGCAATGCAAAGAGGAGAGCTTAGACCTCAGGACTTTCAAAAAATAAAAAATAATATAAGCTCAGGATTTACACAATTTCAAAAAAATGCTAAATCTTGGGATGAAGATTTTAAAAGGTATACTGAAAGAATGAATGGTAATCCAGAGTTAGGTCAGTCCAGTTCTTTAGAGCAATATCTTGGAGAAAGAATGGAGTCCTTTGGAAATCTTAAAAACTTACAGTTAGTTACTAATCCTGAAACGGGTATGTTAGCATTTGGTAGAGTAGACCCTGAGACAGGGGAGCTATTAACAGGTCCAGATGATTTGATTAGCATGAATAGAATGACTGCTATTAGTAAGCAAGAGATTAATGAATATGATGTAGGTGGATTTATAACTCAGGCTTCGGAAGAGTTAGGGAGTTATATTACAGCAGGTAACGCATCAACTATGGGTAAAGATGGCACAGGGCCAAGAGCTGTTCTTACAATAGAAGACTTTATGCAAACTCCTGAGGCTGAGAAATATATAGCAGATAAAGCTGCAGCTGCAATGAGTAGTAATTATGAGATAGGAAGTATTTTAGCAGATAATGGTATTAAAAATGATCTCGGAGAATTATTTAGAGGGGGAGACCAAAAACAGTTTGATCAGTGGAATATAGATAATCCTGATGATGCGGCTAACAATCCTATTATTGTTATGGGGTATAAAGAGAATGGTGTACAGGTAGAACCAGCTCTTACTGATGATCAAAGACAAAAGGCTCAAGGTTTTATGGAAGATTCTTTAAAAGCTAAGTTAGGATATAAAGAAACATTAACAACTAAACAGGTTGTTCAACCAAGAGCTAAGAGTAATTATGAGATAGCTAAGGGAGATGAGGAAAAAACTTATAGTAACCTTGTAGATGTTGTGGATAGATTAATTAGTGGAGATGAAAAAGCATCATCAGCTGCCGCTACAGAGCTTTCTAACTCTATTAACAGCAGAATGTCTAACGACAAAAACTTTAAGCCAGTGCAGCTTATAGAAAGAGTAGGCGATCAGTTTGTTGTTACGAAGAAAGGAGATAACCCTATATATATTGATGCTATAGATTCTAATGGAGAAGATTTATCAGGAGATGAAATAGGAAGTAAGATATGGAAGTTAGTTACAGGAGGGAAAGTTTCTTTTTCTGACGCTAAAGGAGATCAAACGTTAGGAGATAGAAATAAAACTGATGCAAGAGGAACGCAAACTAATGTAGCTCAAATTGAAAATGCAGACTATAATTCTAAGATTAGAATTGACGGTAAAGATGACGCTGTGCAGACCTTTGTTGATGATATTACTGATATAGGGGCTGGTTGGGATGAAACTACAGAAGAAGTTGCTCCTCAATATTCAAATATCTTACAAGAGGTATTTAAAACATCTACTACCCCAGGTCTTATTGCAGCATTTAAAGGAGACGACATAAATGTTAAGGCAGACGGTAAAACTCTTATATTTAAAATTGGAGATATGACCTTTAAATATCCAAACGATATGGTTGATTGGAAGGAGGGTCAGGATGCGAGTGATGATATGTGGGATAAAAGTGAAACTATTTGGCCAGCGATGCAAGATTTTATATCTGAAGCTATAGCTCAGAAAAAAACTGGTAAGAAATACAAGAAAGAAGAAGAAACAACTAATGCAGGTGATAATATTTTAGAAGAAACAACAGAATAATATGGATAAGTTAGAACAAATGTACAATCTCTATGTAGAGAAAGGATTAATTTCAGAACTTAAAAGTCCATTTGAAAAGTGGTCTAAAGCTAATCCAGAAATGCAAATAAAACTTTTTGAGTTGGGCCAGAAAGAAGGGCTCTTTGGTGAAAAAACTCAGATTGAATCTTTTTCCAACTTATGGATGGTAAAAAAAAAAGACGATTCTCAGCCTATTGCAGAGCAGGAAGTTATGGAATCATCTACAGAACAAGTTCAGGATCAAGGTGGCTCTTCGGATGTTTCGATATCGGAAAACACAAGTGATTACGAGAATAAATTATTAGGAGGCGAGACTGAGACTGAGACTGAGACAGAGGTTGTGGAAACTGATCCTGCTCGTTCTCAACAAGAGAGAGTATCAACACCAGATATTCCTGAAGACAACACTATACTTGAAGATGTTGTTGGGAAAAATTATTTAACAAATTTTATTGGGGATATATATCGTGCTGGAAAGCAAGGTTTCGTACAAGGTAATACTTCAGATGAAGGATGGGAGCTTATGTATAAAGGAGCTGATTCAAACCCTGAGGATATAATGGAATTTTTACAAGCTCAAGAAGAAATTGCTGCGTTAGGTGAAAGTGATGAGATGCAGGAGTTTAATAGGGTTTATGAAGATGCTGGTGGAGGTGCTTTGGGTTTTTTAAAAGGATTAGCTTATGCTGGGCCTTTAAATGTTGTTGCTCAATTAGGAGCACAGACTATGATGCAAATGCTTAACACTTCCTCAGCTACTGCAGCGGGTACTGCCATTGGAGTTGGAGCTGGAGTTGGATCTTTAGGAGGGGGAGTTGGAGCTCTTCCTGGTGCTGTTGCCGCTTTACCTGCAGCTTATGCCGCTTCAGGAGCTGCATTAGAAACAGGTTTATCTTTCGCAGAGTTTTTAAGAGAGGCTGTAGAAGAGAATGGAGATTCATTTGATCAAAAGGGTATATCAAAAGTATTAGCTGATGACGATAAGATGTTTAAAATCAGAGCGAGATCAGCAGGGAGAGGAGCGATAATAGGAATTATAGATAGGTATAGTTTAAAGATGGGTGGAAAAATTGTAGCTAATCAACTTGTTAAAGGAGTAGGTAAAGGAAGAAGAGCTTTAACCGCTATGGGAACAGAAGCTATTGGTGGTGGTGTTGGGGAGACTTTAGCCAGAGTAGGGGTAGGTCAAGATTTAGATGCTCGTGAAATTGGTTTTGAAACTATTGGAGGTACAGGTAAGGGAGGGTTTTCTTACGCTTACGGATCTTTATTGGCAAAACCCAAATATAAAATAAATAGCGATACTCAAGAAGGGGAGGTAGATCTTAAGACAGTTACTGATATGATTTTAAATTCAGATGATAAAGATTTTGCTGCTATGACATTTACTATAGAGAATGATCCTGCTTTAAAGGCTTTAGCTGACCAAAGAAAAAAGAAATTAAAAATACGAAATACTATCTTAAGGGAAGTGGGTACGCAAAATATTCCTAATAAAGAAACTTTAGATGAATTAGTAGCATTAGAAACAGAGAAGGAAAATCTGGGAGCACCTACTACAGAGGCTGGTAAAAGAAGATTAAGGGAAATTCAAGATAGAATTATAGGTATATACAAAGGAGATATAAATGTTAAAGTTACTCAAACTGATGACGGTCAAGGTAATACAACTACAGAAACTATTGAGGTATCTAAAGAGTATGCTGCAGAAAAATTATTGGAAGAAGGAAACGAAAACCCTACAGACCAGGATATTGCTGAGAAGCAAGCTCAGCTTATGGAGGAGGGACAAGAAGCTATTAATAAACTAAAACAAGAGCAAGATGCCATTCAAGAGTCAAGCCCAGAGAGCGTGGATGTACAAGAACAAACCGAAGTTAGCAGCGAGGTGGGAGATGGAAACACCGAGACAGTTGTTACCGAAGAGAGCGACAGCCAAGAAGGGGCCGATACTCAAGAGGTTACGCAAGAGGAAATAAATGAAGAGTCAAGAGACTTAGAAACCCTAATAGACGGAGAGCCTACTGTAGTTGAAAACACAGAGGTAGTAGAAGAGGAGAGTAGACCATTAAAAGAAAAGATAAAAAATATAGTAGATAAAATAGCTGATGGTAAAAATGGGTTTGCTGAGAAATGGTTTAACCCTATGGTTATGGAGCGTGCTGGTATAACTACAGACGAAGATGTTAAAGAATATTATGTACAAAGTATAGAGAGCGGAGAGGTTATAAATGATGCTAATAAAGAATTTTTAAATAGTGAGTTTGAAAGGTTGGGAATAACTCCTCCTGCTACAGAAAACACTACTACTCAAGAGGTAGCAAGAGAGTCTGCTGTTGAGGTTAATAATGAAACAGAAGGATTAAGTATTATAAACTCTAAAACAGGAGAGGTGGTGGAAATGAGTGGAGCAAATGTTACAACTCCTAAACTAAATATTGATGGAACAGTAGAAAATAACTCTACTAATTTATTTATTGCAGATGATACCGTTGTAGAGGTAGATCCTATATATGAAGATACAAAAGCTCAAGAGAAACAAGAGTCATTAATAAAAAAGCTTGCTGAGAAGGCGGTCAAATCTATTAAACAAATACTTCCTGATGTGCAGGTGGTTTTGCATAGAACGGAAGCTGCTTACAATAAGGCTACTAATCAAAATTCACAAGGATCAAAAGGTAAAGGGGGTTCAAGAGGGATGTATTCTTCAGGAACTAACACCATACATATTAATATGCCTCATGCAACTACCAGAACTATAGCTCATGAAGTTTTTCATGCGGTAGTAATGAGTAAATTTGATGGAGCTAACTTAAAAGCAGTTACCGATAGAATGGTAAATTCTTTACAGTCCAGTATTAAGGATCCTAAAATAAAAGCAGAGTTAGATGCTTTTGTAAAAAAATATACAGGAGATAATAAAAAATTTAGAAGTGAAGAGTATTTAGCTGAGCTAACAGGGATGTTGTCAGAAAATTACACCTCTTTAAATACGGAGGAAAAAAGTCTTGTTAAAAGATTACTGAAAAAATTAGGTAATATGCTTGGTATTAAGGCAGAGGTTAGTACTCAAGATGAAGTAGTTAACTTATTAAATGTATTGTCTGGGAAGATAAGAGAAGGAGGAGAAGTTAGTATGCAGGATATAAAAGGACTTCAAGAAGTAGATAAAGTAAATACTGAGGAGAAAATAAAACAGAAGCAAGAGTATGAGTCAGCGATGGATGAGCAAAGAGCTGAGACCGAAAAAAATGATAAACTACCCTCAGGAATAAATGCGTGGCTTGCTGAAAATTTAGGGAAGGTACATGTAGATGATTATATAAAATATGGAGACCGTAATTATATTCCTAAAGACGGAAGAAAAGGTTTAAATAAATTACTAAGAAAAACTGGAGAACGAGATATTGATACAACAAACGATCCAGCATCTAATGCATCTAATGATATAGATTTCTTAGATCCTCAAGTTATTATAGATTACTTAAATGATAGAGCTGATAATCCTGGAAAATATAGTGCGAAAAATTTAGAGAAAGCATCAAGATCAGGCTTCTATAGCTCAGAAAGATTTCAGAGGTTTACTACAACTCCTAATAAATTAGCTAATTTTTATAAAATGAACAGTAAGGGTTTTATAAAACCTGAAAACGTATATGATTCTAATGATTTAAAACAATGGGCTTCTCGTGTAGGATTGAAAGTGGATGAGTCTCGTGGGGATAAAGGAGAAATTACAAGCTACTACCTAAGAGATAGTGATGATAAAATATTTAAACCCTCTAAAGACAGAATGCAGGTGATATTTAATTCTCAGGATTCTGATAGTCAAGTAATTAACAAGGCTCGTGAGATGGACTTTAGTGATGCAGCTATTAAGGATTATTTAAAAAGAATAAGAAAGGTGTCAGCTTCAGCTGCAGACGCTATGCTTAAGGCTAAAACTGAAAGAGAGATAAGTATACCAGTCGTATTCGGAAATGTAGAGGGAGGAATGAAAGTAGGAGAAGGTATGTTTAATGATGTAAACACTAAGCTTACAGAGTTTATTACAAAGAATAGCCCTAACAATGCGGAGATAAGAGAGAAAGGTATTTCTTTATTAGAAAAAAATGAAGAGTTTCAAGCCCAGCCAAAATCAGTTCAGAATGATTTAGTAAGTGGTTTTGATAGATCTTTACAAACAACTGCTAATAGAACGGTTCAAAAGAAAATAAGTTCTATCCGTAAAGAAATAACAACAAGAAAGGAAGGTGCTTCCAGTTTAGCTAAGAGTAAAGCAAGGTTAAAACAATTTATAAGAACTCAACTTCCTGTTTCAAAAAAATATTCTAAGTCAGATATATTAAAGCTAACGAATCTAATAGCTAACGCTTCTGAAAAAACTTTTTTAGCGGATGCAGAAAAAGCTTTGCAAGTTGTAGAAAAGCAAAGAGGTGTTTTAAAAAAATCATTATTTAAAGATATTTTAAATTTAGTAAACAAAAAAGCTTCTAAAAAAACTACAGATAGTGGTAAGGTTAGAAGTAAAGGTTTAGATGCTGCTGGTCAGCAATTTTTTAGATCAGTCAAGACAATACTTACTGCCGCTATTAAAGGAGATGTTGATGTGTTGGCTTCTATAACTGAAAAGTTAAGAGCGGACAACGTGGAAATAGGTGGGACTGTTATAAATGTAAACGATGCTTTGACTAAAGAATTAAACGGAGAGCAGTTAACTGTAAAAGAACAAATGTTATTGGAGCAAATTTATGCTTTAGATACTTTTGGAAATATATCTAATATGAGCTTAGAAGATGTTCAGTCTTTATATGATGGTTTTAAGGATGTCAGAGCAGAGTCAATTAAAAGATTAGCAGTCAAAAGGTTATCGAGAACAGAAAATCAAAACCAATTAAATGAAGAATCTTCAGCTCAAGTTAAAGAGAATTATCCCTTCTTATATAATCCAGACGGAACTTTAAAAGATAAGAATGATTTAGATAGAGATGCCAGTAGTACTTGGAATGATTTTCAAAAACTAAAAATATGGAAAGGACTCCAGACTTTTATGGATAGATATCCTTTTACAACTGGATTAGGTATATCAGATTTCTTTAGAAATAAAATTGCACACTTAGGTACTATTACTAATATTATGGATAATGTAGCTAAGGGTAATACTTTCTTTAGAGAGAATGTTTATGATAAGTTAAACCTTATGAATACTAAATCTTTAGAGGGAGAAAAGGCTATTATAAAGTCTAACGATAAAGGTTTGGGAAAAATAGCTAATACTATAGAGGGGATAACTAAAGGTTATGCTGAATGGAAAAGAAAAATCCCACGAGGTCAAAGAATTATTTATGGTAAATTTAAAGGAGGAGCAGGAGAAAGGTCTCACACTATAGATGAGATGATGCGTATTTATGCTTTAAGTAAAAATGATATACAAAGAGCAAAGTTAGAGAAGATGGGTTATGATGCAGAAGTGTTGGACCAGATCACCAGAGAGATAACTCCTTTAGCTACTGAGTTTATAGATAAGACTGTAGATTATTTAAGTAATGAATATTTTGAGGAAACAAACTCTACATACCGTCAAGTAAATGACGTGAACTTAGGTTTTGTAGCCAACTACTTCCCAACACAAAGTATATCTCCTTCTGTGGATGGTTTGATTACTGAGGGAGATTTTAATGGAGTATTTAATGCTGAATATGATTCTGCTTTTAAATCACGTATTGATAGAGAGTCAGATGTAAAAATAGAAAATTTATTATTTACAAATGTATTAGAGTCTCATATCAAAAGTATGGAAAGATACAAGTCTTATGCTGAAGGGACTAAAACTTTAAATAATATATTTAAAAGTCCAGATGTAAATACTTTAGCTCAGGAGCTGGGAGTGAAGACGTTGATTAAAAATATGGTTAATATGGCTGTTAACCCTAACTCAGGGCTTCAATTATCTAATACCAAGTTAGATAGACTGCAAAGTAAGTTTACTTCATTTGCATTGTCATTTAAGTTTATGCAAATACCTAAGCAGGCAACATCATTTATTAATGCATTTGAGGACTACAACTATAGAGGTAAGGGCAAGACAAGAATACCAGGTATGGATACCTTAGGCTTTATGATGGATATGGCTAAAGTAATAGCAACACTACCTAAGCAAATAAAAAAAGCTCGTAATATTTCAGCTGATTTTTCTGCTCGTTTAGATCAAGGATTGGAGGGTGATGTGTATGGATTGGAAAGTGGTAGTAGAACATTTAAGCCATTAAGAGGGAGGTCTAAGACAGCTAAAGTTATACAAGCTCTTAAGACTGCGGCCGCATCTCCTACTGTTATAGGTGACGTTATGGGAGTAATGGGGTATATGGCTAACTACAATAGAAATATTGCAAATGGAATGTCTAAGGCAGATGCCCTACAAGCTTTCAATAATTATAACGCTACTCAGCAAAGTCGTAGAAGTACGGATAAAAACATGATGCAACTCCAAGGAGATGGTTTGACAAGAGCATTTACTATGTTTGGAAGTACATTATTTTTACAGATGAACAAGGTAATGTCCAGTACCACTAATATAATGAGGACTTTAAAAGAAAAGAAAGTACCTACAGCTAAAGATACAAGGGCTTTGACTTTAAATTTTGCTATTGCCAATATGTTATTTATTGCTACAGCTAATATGTTTAAATTATCTGAAGGAGGAGAGGATGAGGAAGAGGCTATGGAAAAAATTAAAGATGCTGCTATGGGGTTAAGTTTACTCTATCAAGTCCCTTTAATAGGTGGTGGTGCTGAGACAGTTATTAATGCTATTAAAGGAAAAAGAAGTTTTAATAATGATGTGGTTAATCCTTATACCAGTGTATTTAGAAAGATAAATAAAGGGTTTAAAAAGGAGAGTACATTTGACGCAGTCAGACCACTGCTTGAGATTGGATTAGGAGCACAGCTGGATCCGTTTATTGGTTTGTTTAATACTTTAGGTTTAGAAGTAGATGATGCAAGTGAACAGGAAAACTTATACAGAATGTTAGGAGTAAGTCCTTCTTATCAACCTAACTCTGCTAAGAGTAGTTCTAAAAGTACAGAGGGCATGGGACCAAGAGGTGGTGGAACAAAAGGAAAAAGAAAATCAAAAAATGATAGGCTATCTCAGCCAAGATAATGATTAAGAATTATTTTAAATATCTATTTGAAATATTAAAGTATTATGATGTTCAACCATTGCTTCTTTTTTGGTGTGTATCTGATATATTAAACAATCAAGTTCTTTGGACCGACTATCAATACTGGGCGGACTTAGGGCAGCCTAATACATATTACTTATATGGAGCATATCTACTTGTTAGTATAGGGATATTTACATCTATGTATTCTTTAAAGAGATGCACGTTTTTTGTGTCTTCTTATTTGTTGTTAACTTTATTTGCCACCATTAGATATGTTGTTAGTTTAATTTGTGATTCTGAATCATCTTTTGATTTAGCAGCAGGCAAGGCTTTAACTATTACTTTTTTTTATTTATTTATATGGTTATGGATATGGGTTAAATTAAAAAATGAAATACTTTATAGAAAAATAAAATCATAATGGATCAGAATTTAGCGACAATAATTACATCTTTAATTGCAGTTCTCTTTGGTGGAGGAGCGTGGAAATTCTATGAGTTTTTAGTAAAAAAAAGATCTGGAGACAAAAAAAGTATTAGGACTGAACAGACTATGTATAGGGATGATCTTATTTCAAGAGTAGAAAGATTAGAAAGAGACAAAGATAATTGTAGTGATAAGTTAATGGATTTAAGCCAAAAACTTTCAGCATTAACTGTAGAGTTAGCCTTTATAAAGAAAGAGAATGAAAGACTAAAATATAAGTAATATGAAAGGTTTTAATGAAGATCAATGCATGAGGCATAGCTATAATTTGTTGTTGGGTAAAAAAACCTTAGATCAATTAATAGAAGAAACTGCTGAGTTGGTTCTGATGTTTAATCCAAAGAAAAGAATTATACCGATGGATTACGATTTGTATGATACTCTTATTGAATACTTTGTATCTACCGAAGAGTATGAAAAGTGTGCAGAGCTTACTAAAGCGAAGAAGGCTCTTTAATTTCTCGCTCTATTAATTCTAATAATTGATAGGCAGTGTAGATAGGGAGTTGATCGTTGTAGTTCTGATATATTTGAGTAAAGTTTTTCCCCTCCCTATCCCACGTCCATAATGTGTTTACTTTGTTTTTAATATTATATTTAAGAACAGACTTAATTGTTTTATATTTCATGTTCTGTTTTTATTTGATCTTCTGGTAATCTATTTCTATTATACTGTTCTACATTAAAATTCTTATCATAGTTTCTTCTCTCAGCTTCTAACTTGTAATATAAGAATGCCTGGAATCCATTAAGGTGTGAGTCTGTAGGAAAGAAATATTTCCATCCCTTAGACATTCCTTTAGCTATATAGTAACAGAAGGCAACGCCTATCTTACCACTACTCTTTTTAAAATTAATAACTGCAGTATGATCTGAAGTTGGTATAACTTCATCTACCTCGAAAGATTCCTCACTTACATTTCCTTCTCTGTCTGTACGTGAAAATCTTTTAGCAATTACTTTGCTAAACTCATGTAGTTCTTTTGCAATCTGCTTGTTCATTTCTTCTTTTGTCTGTTATTAGTCTGTGGCAGTTAGCACAACGACCCTCACATTTATCTATTTCTTTTTGTATTGTTTCTATACTGTAAGAATTTCTTACCATATTTGAAATACACATTATTTTTTTTCCTCTTACATGATCAAAGTCTAATACTAATGGATTACTTTCCCCGCAATCTATACATTCAGATATACTTTTAATTGCATCAATAAATTCTTTTCCCTTTCTTCTTTGACTTTTATTTCTTAAATAAGATCTTTTTTTTATCTTTTTCTTGTTAGCTTCGTAGTGACGTTTGGACGCTGCAGCCTGGTCTTTTTTATCTCTATAAGCCACGTTTAATTAAGAAGGCCAGATTACAATTAAGTAACATGGCCATATAACTATTATATTCCTACACTTCATCAGACATAGAA